CGAAGTCTCAAACTTCATCAGACCGTGTCAATGCATCAGCTCGATTCATTATTTATGCATCGTGTATAATTTATCTTATAAAGCGTGATCCACGCATTTTTGTTTTGGGTGCAACAGCACTCGGAGTCCTTTATATAATGGAAAAATCAGATATGGTTAAAGAGGATACATCTGTCGCACCTAAAGAAACTGAATACAATAATATAGGTAAAACATGTACAATGCCAACAAAGGATAATCCTATGGGAAATGTTCTCATGTCCGATTATGTAGATAGACCAGATAGACCCCAATCGTGTCATTACCCAGCTGTAAAGAAACCTGTAAATAATTACATTACAGGAGATATTAAATATGGTCCAGCTCGTTCTCGCTCGTCAATGCCAGAATATCAAAGAAATGCGTTGTCGAGACAATTCGTAAGCATGCCAGATACATCTTTAGGAAATACACCATATTACGAATTTATACATGGTAAACGAGATGATACATGCCGCCAAAACCCTGTAATGTGCGATCCAAATGCGAGGGGTGTACAACTTGAAGCGTTCGCGGGACTTGCTCCAAATGGAGATGCAAGAATCACTGCAAGTAGATCATAATTAAGTTAGTTTTTTACATTCAAAACATTAGTAGATACTCGATTTCCATAAACAAAATATTTTGTAATAGTAAATGGCGTATCAACTCCAACCAGGAATGAAAGTTGTTAAAGACCACGCGGTTCCATCCGTGTGTGCAACTGAAGAAGTTTTTGTATATCCTCAGCCCAGTACCCTGAACTATGGATCAAGTAGACCAAATACCATGATATATGGCACGGCTCCATACATGGCTGGTAAGGGTTCTCCAGCACAATACATAGATACATCGGATCAGCTCAGACCACAAAGTACAACCCGCTTTAACAAAGTTTTGGCGAAAACGTATGAAAGAAATTTCCACCCACTTCAAAATGTTGAATGTAAAGTACCTCTTAAAACGAGAACATACGAACCAATGAGTACTCGTGCCGAAACACAAAATGGGTTATTTCAGCAAAGATACCTCAATAAAAATCTCGCTAAGAAATAAGAATGGCTGATCCTATATCTATAATGGCTATAGCCGGTTTAGTTTATGCCGGAAGAAAATTGAGTCAACCAGACGAGAAATATATAATAGAAGGCAACCCCATCGAAGAACCAGAGGTGCCATCGGATTTTTCCACTATGGAAGTCGCATCACAAACGGAATACACAGGTCCAATATCACCACTTGTAGAACCAAGTTATACTTCCAAACAGGAGATGAATTCGTTCGGTGAAGTTGCACCACAACAGAGATCTTCGGGTGGAGAAATATTGTCAATGCGTAACCGTATGTATGATGCAGGAAGAATGAACAATTTATCACCAGTTGAAAAACAACTTGTTGGTCCAGGTTTAGGTGTTGGTGCAGAAATACCTGCTTTTGGTGGACATCAGCAATTGTTTCGTGTAAACCCTGAAAATGTGGGTGCATATCGTTTAACAACTTTACCCGGTAGATCCGGTCCAGCTTTTGATGTCAAGGGTGGTAGACGAGGAATTGTCGGTGAAGTTGCAAACAATAGACCAGAAAAGACAGCGTTTCTTCATGGTCGTCTCCCTCCTGCACCAGGTAGAGCTCAGGGTATGGGTGGTAGAACACCTAGAGCGGAACACGAACGTACAAAGAGAACGACAAATAGATCGGAGACGGGTTTGAGAACAGATACTTTGGGATTTGCGGGTGCAAAACGAGCAGTTTCGGCGCTCACGCGGGCACAAGAGCCAACTCGTAATAAGATGGATGGTACAATCGAACAATATCAATATAATAATCAGCCTGCACCAGGTATAAGTAGTTTTGTAGGGGGTTATTTAAATGCACCAGCATCTAAAATCGGGGAAAAGAGAACATATGGTTCTGCTCATACAGCTGAAGATCTTATGAAGTACGGGTTTAGACCAGACGACCGCCGTGGTAAACCAAATAGAGCTGCTGGTCCAGGTCGTATGAATGTTCGTGCTGACGCACTTAACCAGGGTGGTATGGTCACAAGTGTTCGTTCCGATACTTCGAGAATTGACGGTAGAATAAATGCAGCGAGTGGTGGCTGGACACAACAATATAAAAATAACGATTATCATAAACTCAATGCTTACAAGGGACACGAAAATCCAAATGCATCTAGTACAGGTTTAGATATTGCGAAAAGACAACTTGCAAGTAATCCATTAGTTCATAGCCTTTCTTAATTTAAATGAAATTGTGATATAACACTCATTAAAATAATGCTCCTATATTTTAATGAAGGTACATACCTTAGATATAGATAGCGGTGAACGTGATCCTGTTTTATACCCAAAACCAAGTGATTATGTTGTACACCTAAAAAATCCAATATATGACGTGACTAAAATTTCACTTATATCAGCACGCATACATAATAGTCAGTACCTCATACACGATAGAAATAAAACATTTGATGTTTTAACAAACGGGGGAAGTACTCAAACTGTAACTTTAGACGTTGGAAATTATAGTGGTGAAGAATTAGCTGCAGAAATTAATGATAAATGTACTATAATCACAGGTGCAACTTTTGATAAGGATACAAATGCTATAACTTTTACGGGCTCGGGTGATTTTACATTTTGCTTTTATGGTGGTACAAATGGTTACACATCTACTTCAAGCGGTGGGTATACAACTCCCCACGATATTTTAGGGTTACCTGCTTCAAACGTATCATCGTCGTCGAATTCATTGGAAACTGGAAGTATTAACTTACAGGGTCCAGATGCAATTATTGTTAAAATGAGTAGTGGATCTGATGAATTTAACAAAACTGTATTTTCAGAAACACCATTTTATACAGGGCGAATACTTTTATGTGGTGATGTGATTAATTTTTCGGGTGTTGATGATACTGTAGAACATAATTTTGATTCTGGATCACAAAAAACGATATCGAGTTTGCGTGTTCAGTTTTATTATAGTAGTAATAACCGATTAATACCATATGATTTTAGACACGCTAATCATATACTCAAACTTGCAGTAACGTGTTATACTAATAAACTTGAAAACTCATCTAAAATGGAAAAAACAGAAGAAGACTATATTTCTCCTCTTCCTGCACCTATGAGTATCCCCGAAATAGAGGATCCGCGTAGATGGGATGCTTTTGTATCTATACTTATGGTAGTTGCAACCGGTTTAGTTTTATTACTTGTTATGCGTAAACCAAGAATTATCGAGTAACCGCGAAGATTGGTTGCGCTGGCTTTTGGACACGTGTAGAAACACGAGAGATACCAACATAGACCAAGATGGACAAGAGAGTCGTGAACAAGGCCGTAAGCATGTAGTTCATACCACCGTTCTTGTTAACCTTAACAACTTGGTTAACCAACCATCTCACCAAGTCCATCCACGAGAGCGCGGCGGCAAAGGAGAAACCCGCAACAACGGCGTTGAGGGATTGAGACTCGAGTTCACGAGCAACGAGCGTAACAGTTTCGGCAGCAGTAGACATTTTTATATATAGTATCCTGAGATTTTAATCGGGGAGCAAATCTTCTTCAATTAAAATTTTTTTATAATGTTTAGGTTTCATATACCCTTTTAACATACCCACATTTACGTGGTCTGTTCCTGATTCGGATCCCGATTCAGTCTCTGTATCAGAATCACTATCAGTATCAGAACTTTCATCATCGTCATATAATTTAAAATATTCAGAAGTCGTCGCATACCCCTCGGGCTCCGATGTGTTCATTACTATTTATAGCATTTTTTAACAATAATTCTGACGGATTTTTTGGTTCCCATGTGTTCCAATTATCATATGCCATATTCATTTTGACGAATTTATATTCTCGCCCTGTATATCGCGTAAAAGGAATTTCTTCAACTTCTAATTCAACATCGTCTTCATTTTCGTCGTCTGAAGATTCTTCGTATATTTCTGGGAAATATGTTCCCGTTTTCTTACCAACTTCATTCATGGCACAATATTTCATTGCATATTCCAAATCTTCACCAACTACCATATCTCTACCACACGCTTTTGCGTATTCTGCTGCAAGAATCATGGACCTTTCAAGTATGGGCTGAATAATATTAATAGCAGATTCCTGGACCTGTTCAATCAAGTTTTCGGTTGCGTCTTTTTCTCGCTGATTCATTATAAGTTAAACAGAGTTTTAGCTATTCCGTTTTCTACACGGAGTATGTTATAACTTAGCCCTAAAACTCTAAGTTCTCTATCGGCAACTGTATCGGGGTGTAAAGTGAGTTTTAAAATCTGTTCTTTAATTAAACTAAAATTTAATTGTCCCGTTGGATACCACCGCTCTGGTTCGAGTGCAAAACTATATGAATAGTATCTCCTGAATAATTGTGTTCTTGAATGATGTATACCACTTTGTATCGCGCGTAAGTTTATAGCGTTTCCAGTAACTTTATTTAAAACTGTAGAATCATCGAGTATAAGTTCAAGATTATCTAGATTTTCATAATTTGTATATATGTTATTAACAATCTGATTTGGTGAGTCATAATTAAAAGAACTTACAAAAAATCCATTAACAACCTTTCTTATACGCTGAATAACGAAAAAGAGTTCTTTTACTGGATTTTTGAATTCGAGTTTATGTTTAAAAACCGATGTTGTGTTTGCAGGTATAATCGCCTTACTTTCCTGAACTTGTGTGATGATATAATCTATTTTTTTACTTAATAACAACTGTTTTTCTTCTTCATCTAAAGAAGTCATTTCTGATGTTATTTTTAAACTCTTTATGAGACCTGTTGGTGATAACCCTGTATAATATGATTCTCCATCATCTGTATGTTTACCGTATATACAATCTTTTACATCTCTCAATTTGATAACAATTTCAATTTCCTGACCTGTTATAGCACATAGTGGTACGGCGAGTTCTGCATTATTATAAAAGTAAAATGGAATATCAACAAAATACTTTTGATTAGATGTAGCAAAACCAAGATACCCTAATATATCATTGTTTGATACAGGTGTACCCGATAATTCTAAAGGTGGCTTACCAATAAGTTTATCTAGATTGTGCTGTTTTGTTTGTGTCACATAGTTATCGGAATAAATAGCTAAGAAATCACTTGGTATACGTTGAACGACCTGTCCACCTATAAGAAGTTCTGCATACTCAATCATGGCATGACCTATAGATTCAACGTATCCAAACCCATCGTACCCAGATGTTAAACTTTGATTTATGGCATTCAATTCAACCTTCATACTTACAGTCTTAAGAAGATCGCCTTGGTTTTGGGGAATGGTACATTTTATGGTGTTACCAAACTCTACATCACCTTCGACGTCTAAATCAACAAAGAATGGTGCAAAATTGCTATGCTTTTGGAAATTCTTTATGAAATATGTATATTCGGGGTCGTCTGTAAAAAAAGCGTCCTGTGGACCAGATGTTTGTATTTGAACACGACCAGCCATTACTAGTATAACTGACTAAAATTTTAAACCCCCAAGTCCGCTATGTATTCGTAAGACGTTATAGTTTACAGCGTATACATAAACTTTATGTTCGAAAACACGGGATGGTGAATCAAGTTCAATTTCTATCCAATTATGAGCTATTCTACTCATATTAACTTGACCTGTCGGGTAATATGTTTCTGGTTTCAGGGAGAAACTATATACACCAAAGTTATTATTAGTTGTTCCAGTATAATACTTTAATGGTTGTTCATAACTTAACATTAAATTATCGGCATCTATAATTGTGTTATTGTTAAATTTCATTGTAACATGTTTTATTGGTTCGTATTCGTTTACATAATCTTCGGTCGCTACAAAGAACATTTCCTTTACTGGATGTTTAAAATTAAGCATGCCAGCCTTTTTTGTTGGTCCATTGACTTCAAATCTGATTAGAGATCTTTGTACCTGGGTTATAACATACTCTATAGGACGTGTAAGTAGAAAACTCTTTTCATCATCGGTAATAAAAAAGAAATCTGTCACAAGCGAAACATTTTTGATAGATGAAGAAACATCTGAAGGTGGTTGACCAAGAGTTCCATCGCTTAATTTATACTGTACAGTGACATCCTTTAATTTTTTAAATTTTATATGTACTTCTACGAGTTGTTTTGTTAGAGCACATACGGGTATAGCTAAACTTGGGTTTCTAAAGAAATAGAAAGGTAAAAATACATTATAATCCCAATCATATGAAACAGCTATATGACTACCATGCCCCGTTAAAAAGTAAAGGGTTTGGTCAATATCATCTTTGTTGCTATGTATTTGATCGTACATGTAAATATAATCACCCGTTATTCTCTCTATAGTTTGTCCACCGATAATAAGATCAGCATATTCTATTATCTGTGCACCTATCGATTCTCGGTATCTTACATCAAATGCACCCGAATCTGGAGTGCCAGTAGGTTGTGGTAAAGTAAATTTAAGCATCATACTTCGAATGAGATCTCCTTTATTTTGAGGGATACGACATTCTACAGTCGCGTCGTAATCAACATCTCCATCAAATGGTGTTTCTACAGCCTCAATCGAAAACTTAGTATGTCTTCTGAAATTCATCAGGAAATATGAAAATTCAGGTTCACCAGTAAACCATTGGTCCTGAAATCCTGTGACAGCAAGGTTTAATCGACCAGCCATTCTTACTCTATGTGAGTAAAATTTTATGAATTAAAACGACACGATACTGTAGATGAATCTTCAGTTGAGAAAATTCAAACCTGAAAAAATGGCAGATGACAAAGTCTGTGTTTTTATAGGTAAACGGAATACGGGTAAATCAACACTGGTTACAGATATTTTGTATCATAAAAAACATTTACCAGCTGGAATTGTTTTATCAGCAACAGAAGAAGGTAATCATTATTATCAGCAATATATACCCGATCTTTTCATATATGGTGATTATGATAGAGAGGCTATTGAACGTGTACTTGAAAGACAGAGAAAACTCGTTGGTGCAGGTAAAACAAATTGCGGGGCATTTCTCCTTTTAGATGATTGTATGTATGATTCAAAGTTTATGAAAGATAAATGTATTCGTCA